AACATTTCAGTCCTTTCTGCTTTCCTATCCCAACTTGTCACCCGGATGCTCCAACATGTAACGAATCAAACGCTCTTCGTACCAACGTGCCTTACGTAAGTCTTCTATAGGCTTACCTTTGTAGCGACAACGCCAGTTATATTTAAGTGCATTACCGCGCAGGTAACCGATGTACTCATCATGTGTAAGCATACCTTGGATAGCATCAATACATTCCATACTGCCGTTGTTGTAATGCTCTGGTCGGTTTACTGCGTCATAGCTCTTAGCCATAGCTTCCTCAGAGAACACTGGATGTTCATTGGGTGCATTGTCATCATAAACATAATTCCAAGTATCAGCTACAGGTGTTGCGGGTTTTTTCCTAAGTGCATTCCACTCTTCTGGTGTTGCGTCATCAATGCTCATTGCATCTCCACAGTTAGTTTATCATTTCGTTTTTTAAACTCTTCAGAGTCTTTAGCTTTAACATCAATCCAACTATCTGGGATTGTGTCTTCACTAAACCACCTAAAGTCATTAGCCCAAGCCCACTCACCGTGTGATCTTTTAGTGCCGTCTTTACGGCGCTTAGCTCCCGGCATAGGGGCATCGGGATTTGCAAACAAGAATACCAACTCAGTATCTTTGGGTAATTTTTTTCTTACCCAAATATATTTATTATATTCTTGGAAGTCCCAGAACCTACCCTTAGATTCTAAAAGAATTTTTTTACCTTCGATATGGCGAACAAAGTCTGGCTCATACTTGTGCTCAATTACATAAGGTACTTTATCTACATGGTGCTTCCAATCTTTTAAGATTGATTCGTGAAGAAGCGCCTCCCATATAGAATCATACTTATTACCGTCAGGCTTTATAAGCTTTTTAGGGCGGGGCACCCGTCTTTTCCTAGCGCCTGATTTAATTTTTGCCATAGATATACTTCCTATAGCTGCTATTAAACATTGTATAATCTATATTGTTTAAAGTGTGCCCATCTTTTATCATTTTTTTGAGGACGGACACAACCCAAGATCGGGTGTATATACTTTTATATAATGTTTTATTGTTGTAGATATACTCTTGTTGGGACAAGAAATCTTCTACGTTAGCAGGCGTAATTTTATTTTGGTCTTCTTCGGGGACTAAAGTGTGCATCCAATCAGCTAGAATATCTAGACTTTTTTTACGGATCAACTTCATAGTTTTACTGTTCAACTATAACTTCCTTAACTCTAGGGGCGTTAACAACTTTGGTGAAGTACGTCAGACCTTTAGAGTATTCAAATACCCTAAGCCCCTCACCATCATTACTGTCTGCCCAGCAATTAAATTTATGGGGACAAAACACGCAGGAACGTGGTAGCTTTTCATTACCTTTCACTCCTTCGGGTATAGGATTATAGCATTTTTCTGGAGGGGAGTCAAGCTTTATAGCCTTCTTTAAGTTTTTTATTTTACTTTTAATAGAAGGCTTATCCATATCATCAGGTCGGAACAGACACAACTCTCCGTTTTCTTTATTGATCACAAGAAAACCACCTGATTCTGTCCCTTCATGGGCCTCGTATCCCGCTAACTGCGCCATGTATCCGAAGTCATCTTGTTCTGCTAAAGTTCCTTGTGCAAACTTTTTGAATGCAAAACCAGAAGCAGTCTTTACATCAACTACTTCACCATCAATTTTACAGTCCATGTGGCCTGTAATCCCCTCCACTACAACTTCTTTTTGCTCATCAGTTACTGTGTGCCCCGACAAGCGCACAAGCATAAGAAGTAATTCCTCTAGAATATGTCCGTAAAGAAATTTAATCTGCGTGGAAGCTGAATGTTTTTGTACATGATTACTATTATTAATATCATACCAAAGCTGCCTTGAAGGTTTCCCCACGTTACTCATACGCAGCCCCTTTGTTTGTGTCCTAGGCGTAGCCCAGTGTACCAAAGCTGACTTCATATTTTCACCAAAGTTATATATTATATCATCAGTAAGATCAATATCTTTACCTTCAGACAGTACATCAAGGGTAGAGTATATGTCCTCTACTAAAGTGTCTAGATTTTTAGAAGAGTTCAAGCTGACCTCCTTCATAAAATAACTTATCAAGTTCATCCACAGCCACAGTAGATCCCATATAAAACCATTCCCCTTTACGCCCACGACCCTCTAGGGTAAGCGCATTGTGTGCTTTGCTCTCAGCCTCGCGTCTGTCAGAAACTTTATAAGATTTTATAATTTCATAGTCTCTATAAGGTGATGATGTTTGATATTGTTTTAATCTATCTTTAGAATCTACAGCCATACCTACCTTAACCCAGCCCGGAAACGAAGGGTTATACATAATATATACTTCTCCTTCTTTAGATCTTTCATAGTTTTCTAAAGAACTAAAAGCCGCATCAGTAAAGCCTTTGTATCTTCCGGGCTTGTGTAAAGGATGAGCTTGTGATATATAATTACCGTCTACCCACATTCTATTAGAGTTTCTTTTTTCTTTAACAGAAGTTCTTTCTCGGATGTGCCCTCCAGTATGGATACTAGAGCCATCTTCGGGGTAATAATACCACCAATCTCCATCCTCAAAAACATGCTTACCTGTTCTAGTGTGTTTCTGACCAGTTGCTTCCGACATGATAATCTCCATCTAGCGGACAGTTAAGTCCTAATTGTACACCGGCTTCTATTATAGCACCGATACCTAAGTTTCCCACAGTGTCAGCTATAGTTTCTTCTGCTTCGACCTGCCATTCATCGTGGACATTGGCGACAACAGAAGCATCTAAATCTTTTATTTTGTCTGAAAAAATAATTAAGGCTTTCTTCATAACAATAGCACCGGCACTTTGTAACAATGTATTCAAAGCTGAATGCTCGCTGCGAACAATAAGCTTTCGACCATCAATACCTTTTATGTATCCTTTCTTGGATGCTCTTCCAACTTTATCTTTAAGAGATTTGAATGATGGAAGATTATCGAAGAAAGATTTTCTAAGTCTTGCACCAACGTCCCTACCTCCTCCAGCCACGCTTCCAAGCTTAGGATCTCCTGCTCCGTATAAGAGGGCATATATAAATGTCTTTGCCTGATTTCTAGATTCAAGTCCTGCAAGCTTTTGGTTAGCTGTGTGGACATCTCCGTTAATGATTTCATTTGTGTACTCCTGATCGTCCATATAATGTGCAAGCATTCGCAACTCAAGACCACTAGCATCAATACCAACAAGCTTGTAGCCTTCGGGGACAGTCCAACAAGCCCGACATTCCTTACCGTACTCAGAAGATAAGCTAGGAACTTGGGCCATGTTGGGACTGTTGTGTGTCATCCGTCCTGTAATAGTACCGTTAGAATTTATATATCCCCTTACTCTTGAGTCATCGTCACACTCTTTTAACCACGAAGTTATAGAAGCTAAACGCTTTTGTAACATTAAGTATCTTGAGATCAATTGTGCTTGAGGTATATTTTTTATTTTATTTAGTACACTTTCATTAACGATAGGCTGTCCTGTTGGTGTAAACTTTTTTGGTTTCCAACCAAACTCTTGTAAGTACTCACCTATTTGTTTTCTTGATCCAAGATTGAAAGGGTGAGACATAACTCTTTTAAGTTTTTTATTATCACATATTTCGACATACTCGTCATCGGATAGTCTTACTCTTTTATTTAACTCTCGGCACTTAGCAAACTTAGATACGGCTCCATCTGCATTGTAAGCGATACGAAGAGTGAACACTTCTTTTTTAGGCTTGAATACTTTATGTACTTCACGCTTAACATCTTCAAGCTCTTCTTCAAACTTAGCTTCTAAAGTCATGGCATATTTTCTATCAAGAAGTATACCTTTATTCCTTTGATCATCTATCAATTTGTAAGCTTCGTGTTCTATTTCTACCGACAAAGCAGAGAAACCTTTGCTTTCTCTTTTAAGATACTCGTAAACCTTAGCGTTCACCATCACGTCATTGATACAATACTTCATCATCTCAGGTGAGTACTCATCAAATTCTACATGTTCTGTTTTCCTATGACCAATCCTAAAGCCCCAAGACTTTAAGCTATGGCTACCCTCGCGGGTAGGATTAAGAAGACGAGAAAGAATTAATGTATCTCTAAGAATACAATTTTCTGACAGGTCTACACCATAAAGTTTTTGTATTGCAGGGACATCGAAACCTATAATGTTATGTCCAATAAGTTTGTCGGCAGTAGACAAAAAAGCTACACCCTCTTCTAGATGATCAGGATCAAAGGTGTGTACCTTTTGAGTATCTACATCATAAGCAACAATACACCATGCTTTTGTATAATCTAGACCATCTGTTTCAATATCAAATACTAAATTTAAAATGGTATGTTATCCTCTTCATTAAAGAACTCGTCGGGCTGCTCATCAAATAATTCTTTGAGCCTTCCTGTGTCATTATCATACAACAAGTGCGCTGCCATACCTACATCTCCAGTGTATCTAGATTTAAGAACACGAAGGTGCGTGGTGTTTGCCTCTTGTGGATCATCGCTTTGTTGATTGCGCTCCAAAGCAATCACACAATCACTAAGCTGTGCTATAGATTGACTACCTCTAAGGTGCGACAAGCCCACTGTAACACCCTGCTCATGTCCCTTGTTCCCCTCTACACGTCGGAGGTGGGATACAAGAATCATACCTGCCCCTGTCTCTTCTACTAAAGATCTCAGTCGAGTCATAATGCTATCAATAGCCCTACGCTCATCGCCGTCAGCCATAGAAGATACGAGCATGTGCAAGTGGTCTACTACAATCCATTTACAATCACAGCCTATGGTTAAGTAGCGCAGCTTAGAAAATATTTCTTCGATGTCGTGCTGGCCTAGGTGGGAGTAAATCCACAATCTATCTTTAGCTTCACCTTTGAATAAGGCAGCGTGGTGCTTGCGCCAATCTTCTTCGGGGAACTCTTCACGTATTTGATTAATGTAAAGTTTAGCATTGGCTTCGATAGAAACAATACCATCGACGGTACGATTTTTGTTTTCTTCCAAGGCTAGAATACCTACACGGTCTTTAGTATTCTTGATAAGAAAGTGTTCAATTTCCCTAGTGATAGAAGACTTGCCAAGTCCCGTGCCTCCAGTCAAAGTAACCAATTCGCCCTGCCTCATACCGTAAAGCTTTTCATTGAGGCCATCCCAAGGATAAGGTACAGACTCTTGTTTTTCCCTAGAGAAATAACTATCGTCCATATCAGAGACATTGATAATGCCCGAAGGTGTATACAACCTAGCTGCCCACCAAGATGTCACATAAGCCTGCCTACTGTTTTGCCGAAGCATATCATTAGGATCTTTGAACTCTTCTGGCAGCGTAAGTATTTTACTTTTGCCGGGGCGTAGTATACGTGCTACTTTTTTAGCAGCCTCGCGTCCTACTTTGTCGTTATCAAAATTAATAACTACGTATTCAAAAGACTCTAAAAACTCTAAGCTTTCTTTGACATCTTTGACCGCACCTCCAGCGCCATTCTTTACAGATACTACAGGCCATTTAGAACCAAGCAATTCATAGGCCGCCATCGCATCGCACTCTCCTTCAACAAGGGTAACGAACTTACCACCAGCCTGAAAGATTTGTTGTCCAAACAAGCCCGTGTTTTTAGGAGATCCTTCCCAAGCAAAGTCTTTGTTCTGCACGTTGCGTATTTTAGCACCGCCCATTTCATTGCCATTGTAGTAGGGGTAGAAATGATTAATTACTTTTTGATTTGAATCCAGTATAGATTTTACACCATACTTTTTTACAGTGTCCAAAGAGATTGAACGGTCAGCCAGTGCGTTGAAAGAACCATCACTATAGTTCATTGCATTACGCTTATAAGTTTTAAAGTCTGACACAGGGGCAGTGATAGTATCACCTCCTTCATAGTTTTTTAGATATGTATTACAACTAAAACAGTAGCCGTTACCATCAGCATCCACAGATACAGGATCACTACCACCACATTTATTACAAGGCAAATGAAATTTAACAAACGCCAAAGTATAACCTCCAAAAATAAAGGGGCCGAAGCCCCTATTTATTAGTCGATACCGTCAAGACTTTCTTGTTCAGGAGCATTGAGTATCTCCTCCAATTCCTTGGAGAAAGTTATCTCTGCTGCCTGTAACACCGCAAGTCTTTTTTGCAGTGCGGCACCCTCGTCACGAACTTCTCGGACAAAACCTACAAGTACTTGTGCCTTCTCAGGGAGATCAGCAACATTGTATTCTTTATCTTCAAAGGTCAAAGTGTTTGTGGCTTCTTCACTCAAAGCTCTGCCTCCTCTTCACCTTCAATATCGAACTCATCGACATCGCCATTATTGTATTCAACAAGATCTAAGACTTGCATTTTCATAAAGTCAAGACCTTTGAAAGTCTTTCCATTCCATTGCGATTCCCATTCTTTGTATTGCACCTTGACATGTGAGCCGTTACCGACGTTGACATCAATTTCTTGTTTGAGTCTATCCATAAGAACAGGTGCCCTACGAATCATACCATTTGGCCCATTGACTTTACGTTTAATAATGATGGCGGGGCCTTCATTCATTTGCTTGACAGTGAAACCACGGTCTTCAAATGCTTGCGCCGTCTCATTATCTACAACTAAGTTGACCGTGTAGCACGGATCATAAGTTGTGTTAGGGGTAGTAACAAAAGCCCAATATGCTGTGCCTTCTAGTACTGCCATTTTTATACCTCTCGTTTGGTTTTGGTGGGGTGATTATACATTGAGTAAGGAATCATGTCAAGCATAATTTCTTTCCCATTGCAATTTTCTTTTTTTCAATCCGTTTTCACGGGCGAGTTTACTGGCATCGCAACGTGCGGCGTACCAATAAATAGATTTAAGTTCCTCCTTTAAAGCTCTGATAGTTAAGGTTATTTTACCCTTGCCGAACAAGGGTACGACTGTGCATTTCTTACTTCCTATTTTAATTTTACACATCCGCCAGCCATCCAGATAATACCAAGTTGCAAACTCATCGCTGCGTTTAGGGTTCAACAAAAAACTTTTAAGTTTTAAAATATCTTCTACCATTCACCTAGCCTTTCAATAAACTCAGAAAACAAAACAGATAAATCTCCATCTTTAATTTTCCAGCACCCTACTTCGGAACATCTTTCTTCTACAAAAGAAATAAACCGATGTTTAATTCTATCCGAAGGTGGGCTGGCACCGATTCGCAACGCAAACAATTGGCACCACCAATCGTCTATCTCGCTACAAAATTCTTCTCGTGGATCAGTAGCACTCATTGACATCCTCCAGTTGGGTTTTCAAATAAAGTCTAACAAAAGATTCAGGAAATTCCTCGCCGTGTTTTAACATTAAGCGCAGTGCATCTTCTTGCATTTCATCACTGACATCTTCAAACCCACAATAAATAGTAGAGTAATAAAGAATATGATTACACATATCTATAAGGTCTTGCATTAAGGATCGCCCCTGTCTATACCTGAGTTTTTCACAATACGATTAACAGTGGAGGCAGCAAGATTTAATTTATTACAAATTTTAACTTGTCGATACCCCTCCCTGTGTAATTTTAAAACACGAACAGTGTTTACTGTAGGTGAGGTCTGTCTTCCGATAGGCCAGTACCTATTAATAAATATGTTATCAAGATTACGTTGACAATTAATAGCTTTATAAAACATTGAACTCACGAAGTTTCCTTATTCCAAGTAAGATCATTATGCAAATCCATCAAAGCAGTTCTAGCATCCACAAGTCTATCATGTCTTGGGCTGACATGTCGATGCCCTTCTGCAAGAGCTATCTCATGGTCAATCATTTTTATACGACTAAGTAGAACATCTAAAACTTCAGATCCAATAAGCTCATGCAGACTTTCTTTAAATGTATGTGCAGAACTACAATTTAAAATAAGAGCCTCACGACTTTCAGAATGAATAACAAAGTGATCTACAAATAAATCTATTTTATCCAACGGTCACAACCTCCAACTCAGTTTCAATCCAAACCTTAGCGCCACACGGCAATGGGTTATCAGGGCAGTAGTAGACACTTACCAGTGGCTTACCTTCAGAGTCTACAACAGCGGCATGGTTAGCCTTTCTATTTTGTTTGTAGTCTTTGACAGTAATCACTGGCAACTCAGCACCCTTGGCGTTAGCCTTGATGTTATGTTGATTAACATGGATTCTAGTTTTCATACAATTCCTTATCTGTACTGGTATTGGAAGGAGCAGTTTAACACCATACTCAGGGTGTCAGGAGTTAGGCTGCCATTGGGAACTTTTCTATTACTTGTTGTACTTTTTCAGATTTCTTGACTTGAGCCACTGGAATGTCTCTTGTATTCTTTCGAGTACCTACATGATGGCTTGACCAATCAGTCAAAGCATTGTAGACAGCCCAGTAAGTTTCACCCATTGTCGGCTTGTATCTTCCATTGTATTGGTGCCAAGCATAGACCAAAGAAGAATTATTATAGGCCGTCGGCATAGCCATGATTGAAGAAGTATCCTCGCCTTCTTTTAGTTTACCAAGTGCAAACTTAGAACCTGTCGCCTCTGCAATATAACTAAAGGCTTCCTTGCGACCAACAGGAGTATTAGACCACTCAGCCCAGATCTCATTTTGAGTATCGAGGATACTCATTATCTTATTCATTTGGTGAGCGCCTTGATCTACACTGAGCTTGTTAGTGTGTCGAGCTTTGTAGATTCCAGCGGTCTGCCCAAGGAATACTTGATGGTTTGTGCAAGCATTTTGCAATGCTCCAACAGTCGCTTGGTAGGGCCATACAGAATTGAATGAATTGATATGGAGCATCTCAAGAATAGCCGTGTCGCCATCGGGAGTTGTGATCTCATGGTTAGGCAGCTGATGCCGCACAAAACAAACTGCACCATCATCTCCCACTTGAATAGTTTCTTTAATGTTCCGAAGGCTCAAGTTGCTGCGCTCCAATACATTACGAGCAGTGTCAATCATTTTAGTATGCGACACTGGCTTGTAGCGGTCGCCGTGGATAGCCAGAGCATCGCCGGTATCTTCTCGGTAGTAAACATGTTTACCCTCAAGTTTAAGTATACCACCAAATTTATCTGTGCCGCTTGCTTTATATAATACTGGCGTAGAGACAACTTCAAAGTCTGCTTCGCCGTATCCAGCATTTCGCAGATTATCAACTTCTGAATTGTTTCCAAACAAAAAACTAACTGTGTTCATACGAACTCCTGATTATAAAATTATGAGTTGCCAGCTGCTCATTGCCACTCTTTAAAGGCTCCACAAGGGAGGTGGCGGGTCAGGCTTCACGGTGCCTCCAACCGTACCCCTAGAAAAACTAGGAAGGTCGTAAGACCTCCTTCCTAGTTTTCTAGGGAGAATCTTAAAGTATTTTAACTGCGATGTCAAGCGACCAACTGTAAATTATTAGGGTCTGCAAAGAAATTCAGATCGCCTTGCCCCTTGAGTCTTTCTAGTTTTGTAGATCCTTTGCGTGTTAATTTACCGACGGTGCCCTCCTCATCTAAAAATCTCAAGTCGGTGGCATCAAAGTCTGCTAACTCTACAGTATTACCAAACAACTGTATGTTATTAGGTATCTTGAACTCGCCTTTGCACTCTTTAGTATTAAAAGATATTGCAATGTTGAGTCCAAGATCTGTAGCAGTTTTAAGTTGCCCAATAGTCTTGACACTATTTAATGATGCCGAAAATGTGAGATGATAGTTAGACAAAACATTACGAGTAACGCGGTGTAGAACCTTTGTGTAATCATAAAATTGTATGTTAGGTAACGATGCGATAAGATCAGTCCACACCACATCACTGGTACCGTTCAGTCTGATACAATAATTGTCAGTCTCATTGCGTAGTATCTCGGCCCGTAATCTTTCTTTGAAGCCATCGGGATCTTCAAGATATTGCACAGTTCTACGAGTCATAGCCCTTTGAGCATTAGACATTCCAAGTCGGCCCGAAGATCTAAGACAGGGTTCTTTACACCCAGCAACATCAGCATAAGCACATAAAGTATTACGCGCCACAAGATCAGCGGGTTGCAAATACAATATACCTGTGGTATAATCTTGCTTTTTAAAGCCTTTTAAGATCTTAGTAGAGCTATTAAACCCCATTAAGGGTAAATTATAATTATATATATACTCCTTAATAGGTTTAATAGTCTTCAAAGTTATTGCGTTTATTCTATTCACCAAATGTTTTCTCCTGTTCCCTTTTTAATCTTTAGAGGTCGTAAGACCTCCTCTAAAGATTAAAAAGGGAGCCGTAGCTCCCATTATTTAATTAGTGCAGCCGCAAGAATCCGGATTGGCTACCATCTCAGGAAGCTGCACCATAACCATACTAATGGTTATAATTTTAGTTTGTAACTAAGCGGAATCCTCCGGGTTGATTCGTTGAACTAACATCACTATCATTTGAGCAACATCAAATTGATCAATTTGCCACACATGGCTTTTGCTGAATTTATTATTTACTACATCTTCAAATCTTGCTAACACCGCAGCATGGTGTGCAGTATCTAGTTGAAGACTATTAAATTCAGCAGTTAACGTATCAACTGCGTTCTCAAATTTCATTAGCTTTTTAAGTTCAAAAGATACATCACGGCGCTCATCGACAACAACAGAATTAGTCATATTGACTCCTAAGAAAAGATTACAATTATAAATGGGGTCAGCGGAGCAGCTAATAGTGCAACCACTGGTATCCAAATATCTAAATTATATTTGTCCATAAAAACTCCAAAAGCCCCCCGAAGGGGGCAAAGTTAAATTAGATCATTCCGAGATCAGCGGCAGTCGCAAGACGAGGAGCCGAAGAGGTTTTAAAGTTCTTTGACTGCTTTGGATTTGCAGTAATTTTAACTTCTTTGTTGGATTTCAAGTCATCAGTTCGGAGAACTTTGATATACTTCGAGGCAGCGGAAGTCTTACCATTGATTTTTTTCACCGAAAACAATTTGTTGATATCCCCAGCCAAAGGCTGTCCTTCGTGAACCGACTTGATCGAAGCCCCAAAGCGGGCTTTGAGTTTATTAAACTCAAATTTCTTAAGATCATTCTCACCGATGAATTTATATGCCAAAGTCGCAGCACAGGCATAGATCGCTTTGTCGGTCGCAGGTTTTGTCAAATCATACTTAGCCATAATCGTTTTCCCGATTGTGTAATTTTTCGTCGAGCCGAAGCCCTTCCTAGGTTTGACTATCTTTAAAATCTTCAGAAGTCGTAAGACTTCTTCTGAAGATTTTAAAGATAGTCAAACCTTATCCACCTAGTCCTATTAAGCCTAAGAAGGCTTAATAGGACTAGGTGGAAATGTAAAAGACCCTTTGGGTCTTTTAAACTTTGGAGTCTGTTAGCTCCTCTTAGGAGGAGCTAGATGGACTTGGCAGCTTGGGAGTTAAATAGCTTTCAAGTTCTTGAAAGCTATAAAGAACTTTGAAGTTTATTCTAAACTTCAAAGACTAAAAAGACTTCAGTTTACTTTGTAAACTAGAAGTCTTTAAAATTCTCTGGAGGGTTCAGCCTCTAAAGTCTAAGAAGACTTTAGAGTCTGGGAGGGATCTGCTTTAAAGTCTCTAAAGACTTTAAAGTATGCGCGGAAGAATAATGGAGTTTGCCAAGTTCTTTAGAGAACTTGAGAGGGCCGGGCAGGAGGCCATACCCCCCACCCCCTATATATACTAAATCATATACATTTTGAACCAAAAGCAATGTCAACCAGTTTGGAAGGGTCTTCAAAGTCTCCACAACCCTATATAAGCCAAGAGTAGTGTGTACCAGTTTGGGCGGGTCTTCAAAGACCTTCAAAGAAGGGAGATATATATAGATATAGCCCCGGTGGGTCTATAAATATTATAGAGTTAATTTAGAGATTTGTCAAGAAAAAACTTGACAAATCTGTAAACTACCTCTATAATAAAACAATGAAAAAAGAATTGACAACAAAGCAACAGACTTTCTTAGATTATTTAGTCGAGACAGGAGGTGATCCAAAGCAAGCAGCAGATTTAGCAGGCTATGCTCCTAACACTCATTGGCAGGTAACTAAAGCCTTAAAAAATGAGATAATAGATTTAGCCTCTAATATTCTAGCTCAATCTGCACCTAAAGCTGCCATGAAGCTTGTGCAAGTTATGGAGTCTGAAACACCTATGCCTCAAGTCAATGTAAGACTACAGGCAGCTCAAACGATTTTAGATCGCACAGGGCTAGGAAAAGCAGACAAACTAGATGTCAGCCATAAGGTAGAAGGAGGGATTTTTGTGCTACCCGCTAAAGAAGAGGTAGTAATTAATGTTGAAACGTAGGTCAAGTTCTACAATTCCATTTGGATATGTGCTTTCTGAAGATACTAAGTTTCTAGAAGAGGTTCCAGAACAACTAAATATATTAGAAGAAATAAAGCCTCTGATAAAGGATAGGTCTTTAAGTTTGCGCGAAGGGGCTATGTGGGTTGAATACAAAACAGGCCGTAAACTAAGTCACGCTGGTCTAAAAAAGATTGTAGATAATGAATGATTGGGATGTAAATCCTGACAGATACCAGACAGATGATGATGGAAACTTTGTATTAAAAGTAGACGGAACACCTAGAAAGAAATCTGGAAGGGCTAAAGGATCTAAATCCCGAGGCTATCATTACAGTAGAGCCACTCAAAATAAAATGGCTGCTAAGAAAGCAGTACGTGTAAAAGAAAAACTTATTGCAAAAGCAGAAGCTAAGATTAAAAATCAAAAGACTGCTTTAAAAACTTCTAAGGCTACACTTGCTAAACTAGATAATAGCGAAAAAGCTGTTGAAGGTAAAGTGCTTACAGAAGATACTATTGAGCAACTTCCTAAAAAAGTAAAAGAAGAAGCCCTTGAAAATATTATCTTTAAGCCTAATGATGGGCCGCAGACAGACTTCCTAGCGGCTCCAGAGACGGACGTATTGTATGGTGGCGCAGCAGGGGGTGGTAAGTCCTATGCTATGCTCGTAGATCCCCTTAGATTCGCCCACAGGGCTGCTCACAGGGCGTTGATATTAAGACGCTCCATGCCTGAACTGAGGGAGCTTATAGATAAGTCTAGGGAGTTATACCCAAAGGCTTTTCCGGGATGTAAGTTCAGAGAAGTTGAAAAGATCTGGACATTCCCTAGTGGTGCTAAACTAGAGTTTGGCTTCCTTGAAAGAGATGCAGATGTCTATCGCTATCAGGGACAAGCTTATA